CTCCAGATCAACGCGACAGCTGGCGCCACACCGACGGTGACCGTCAACATTCTAGGCAGTGCGGATGGCACCAATTTTTTCAATATCGCCTATGCGACGACTGCCGCGCCCGAGACTGTCGTAGTGACGGCGCTAACGCTCAACTCAACTGCCGTCTCACAATATATTCTGCGCCCTAACCATCCATGGCGCTATCTCAAGCTCAACATGAGCGCCAACACCAATATGACGCTAACCTCGGATGTCTATGTGGCTTCCGACGCGTACATCACCTGACCAGTTCGCCAAGGCCGCGGGGGCGATATCCCGTGGCGCTCGTCTAGCCTGTGACGACAAACAGGCACACCCGTCGGCACCGAACGATATCCGGCGCACCTGAAGCAACCCAACCGATCAACCCCCTCCGGCAATGCTCCGGGGGCAGACTATAGGTGTGCCTATGGCAGACACAGCATATGGCGTTAATGCGTCAGAAGCCGTGAAACTCTGGTCAAGAAAATTGGCCCGAGAGGCTTTGCGCAAGACCTACATTAAAAACTTCATGGGACCTGGCAGCGATAGCATGATCCAGGTCAAACCGGAGACCAACAAGGGTCCCGGTGACAGGGTCCGCGTGACCTTGCGCATGCAGCTCACTGGTGACGGTGTCCAGGGCGACGGCATGCAAGAGGGCAACGAAGAAAGTTTGACGACCTACACCGACGATCTGTTGATAAACCAGCTCCGCCATGCCGTCCGATCTGAAGGCAAAATGACGGAACAACGCATTCCATTTAACATCAGGGACGAAGCCATGATGGGGCTTAGCGACTGGTGGGCTGACCGTTGGGATCAATGGTTTTTCAATCAGGTCTGCGGCTACAACGCCCAAACTGATACGAGGTATACGGGCCACAACACCGCGGCCGCACCGGCCGGCAGCGGTACGACCACAATCAGACAGGTGTGGGCCGGCACCACCGCCGCCAACGATCAATCTCTCAACACGTCAACCTCGGTGAGCAACACCGATGTGTTTACGCTGGGATTGATCGACAAGGCGGTGGAAGCTGCGAAGACCGGCACGCCACCCATTCGACCTATCCTTGTTGATGGCGAACGCTGGTTTGTGGTCTTCATCCACCCGTATCAGACGAGTGCGCTGCGCGCGTGGCCAACCACGTCTACCGCGCAGGTGACGTGGTACGACCTGCAAAAAAGCAATCTGCAAGGCAATGGCAGTCAGCAAAACCCGCTCTTCACGGGTGCGTTGGGTGTCTACAACGGTTGCATTTTGCATGAGAGCTACAGGGTCACGCAGGGCGTGAACTCAGCGACAAGTGCAGCCATCACGACAGCTCGCCGCGCAGTGCTGTGCGGCGCGCAAGCAGCCGTCGCAGCGTTCGGCCAAGGTCATGACAAAAATAGTTATGATTGGTTCGAGCAACTTTTTGATTATGGGAACAAATTAGGCGTCAAAGCCGGATGCATCAGTGGTCTGAAGAAATCGAAATTTAACTCGATCGACTTCGCCACTGTTGTGATGTCCTCCCGTGCTGTCGCCGGCAACATCACTGCGTAACAGGAGGCTGACATGGCACTTGGCTCAACTGCACGCAAACCTGTCGGACAACAGGTAGCGTTTATGCGAAAGCTTCTCACCGTTGGTTCGCTTGGCAACCAAACGGTGACGATTGGCACATTGCCGGCAGGCGCTTCAATTCTGCGCTGCACGACAATGGTGCGCTCCGCCTACACGGGGGGCACGCCAACGATTAGCTTTGGCACCGCCGGCTCAGTGGCGGCCTTTGTTGCTGCGACTGGCGCGCTTGCTACCGGCTTGGGGCGCAACGTCGGCACGTTAGTCGCAGCGGCGGCGCAATATCAGACGGCCGATACGGCAATCGTTGCCGCTATTGCTGGTGTCCCATCGGGCGGCGGCGATGCGGATGCGGAAGTGGAATACACGACCCCCGACGAAACCCCATAAAGCTCAGGGGAGGGGCGCTGGCGCAAGCTGGCGCCTCTTTTTTCATGACGACTTTTCTCGTGATGCAAACCCGCGTCGCGGACGAGATCGTGCGCGATGATCTCGCCAGTCAAATCCGCAACGCCATCAATGATGCCGTCAAAACCTGGGAGGGCTTGCGCTTTACGTTCAACGAACGGAAATATCTGATCACCACCGTGGCAAGCCAAGAGTATTACGACCTCATCGGCACCACGCTGAAGATTTACGACGGCAGCGCCGTCGGCACGGGCGAGAAGTTGCTTGAGATCGACAACATCTCGGCCACCGTCAACAACCAATTTTATTCGCTCACCCCGCGCACGCAGCAATGGTTCACGCGCAATGCCGCACCGGCCACGCAATATCGCGGGCAACCCGATAGCTACACGATTTTTAACGATCAGTTGCGGCTGTTTCCAATTCCAGATGCGGCGTACTCAATCAACCTCGATGGGCTGGCGCGGCTGTCACCCAATCCCTTGAGCGCCGATGCCGACACCAACGCATGGATGGTTGAGGGCGAGCAGCTCATCAGGCAGCAAGCAAAGTACCTCATCTATCGCGACATCATCAGAGACGGTGAGGGCAAGGCGCTGGCCGCGGAAGGCTTACAGGAGGCGCAGTGGCAGCTTGAGCGGAAGGCGGCCGGTAAGTTGTATACGGGTACACAAAGGGCGTGGACGCTATGAGCGACCCCAACCCCCTCCCCTTTGAAGAGTGGACGCCTGACCGTTCTGACCGGCAGAACCCTACCGCCGAAGCCAAAGGCGTCTACAGCGTCGCCGGCCAATACGCGCCGTTCCCAGACATCCAGCAGTATGGCCCCAACCCTACCGTGGACAGCTACACGGTGAGCTTGCTGCACATGGATGGCGCGGATGCCACCACGAGCTTTCCCGACGACGGGCAATCGCACGCACATACCTGGACCGCTAACGGCAACGTCCAGGTCGACACCGCGCAATCGAAATTTGGGGGTGCGAGCGCGCTCTTCGATGGCGCTGGCGATTTCCTGACCACCACCGACGACACGGATTTTCAGTTCGGCACGGGCGATTGGACTGTTGATTTTTGGGTGAGGTTTAGCGCCATCGGCTCCAGCCAAACGCTTTACGACGGCCGACCCAATGCAACCGAGGGCCTCTATCCCACAATCTACTTTAACGCCACCACGCAGACGATGCGGTATTACACCAACAGCGCCGACCGCATCATTGGCAATACGATCATCGTCGGCAATACCTGGTATCACGTTGCCGTCGCGCGTGCCTCTGGTGTCACGCGGCTTTATGTCAACGGGGCACAAGAGGGCAGCCCCTACGTTGATACAAATAACTACACCAACGGCACCTCGCGCCCGGTGATTGGCGCATCCGGCAATAACACCGCCAACCAAAACCTTGGCGGCTGGATAGACGAGCACCGGGTGTCAAAAGGCATCGCGCGTTATACGACGACAAACGTCACCGCCGACAACGACGCCCTCACTAAAATCTTACTCCACATGAATGGAGCGGACGCAACGACGTTCTTTAGCGACGTCGCGGCCGGTGCGACGATGGTGCATGCTTGGACCGCGGCCGGCAACGCGCAGGTGGACACCGCGGATAGTAAATTTGGCGGCTCTTCAGGCCTGTTCGATGGCGTTGGTGACCAGCTCGGCACGCCGGATAGCGCGGACTTCACGCTCGGTTCCGGCAACTGGACAGTCGAATGTTGGTTCAAATGCACCGCAGCTAGTGGCGCTACGGCAGCGATATTTGGACAGAGCGATGCAGGACCAACCAACGCGGCGAGCTCCATCTACTGTCAGCGCAATTCGTCCGACGTTATGCGAGTGTTTGTGTCGGACGGCACCAATCTCTACACCGTAACAAGCGGAACGCAATTCACGAACGTTACCAACACGGGTTGGCATCATCTTGCCGTGGTCCGAAACGGCAACACGCTGCGGATGTTTATTGATGGGTTACAGGAGGGCGGTGACGTTGCGATCAGTGGCTCGGTTAATGACAGTTCGCAAGATTGGGTGATCGGCGGGCGGACGAGCGGCGCCACTACGCCATGGAATGGGTGGATCGATGAATTTAGATTGAGTGTTGGCATCGACCGGTTCGCAAGCGCCTACACCGGCAATCTGCCCGATATCTTCACCAAGGTTTTGGTGCATGGTGATGGCGTCGACACGGCAACGGTTATTTCCGATCGCGGTGGCGTACCCGCACACGTCTTCACAGTGGCGGGCAACGCGCAGATCGACACGGCGAGCTCAAAGTTTGGCGGCGCCGCGATGTTGTTCGATGGTGCCGGCGATTGGTGGCGCGCACCGGATAGCTCCGATCTTGAGCTCGGTTCCGGTGATTTCACCATCGATTTTTGGTTCAACATTTCGGCGGCATCCGGCTCATTCAAAGTGGCGTTGGGTAAGACCAATACGGCTAGCGCCGGCACCAACGCTGAGCGTTCCTATGCCTGCTATCGTAACAGCAGTACCAACTCGATGCGCGGCAATATTTTCTCTGGCGGCTCATCGTTTGCGATCAATGGCTCATTCCAGGTCGATAGCGGCTTTAATGCCGGCTGGCATCATTATGCCCTCGTGCGGAGCGGCAACAACCTTTGGCAGTTTATTGACGGGTCGCAAGACGGACAGACCCTGGTGTTGGCATCGCCAACGGTCAACGATCTGACAGGGCCACTGGCCATCGGTTCGTTTGGCGATGAGGCCGCCAACCCATGGTTTGGTTGGCTTGATGAAATTCGGTTGTCTGTCGGTGTTGCGCGCTGGAGTGCGCTGGAGATCAACGGCAACGATAGCTTTACCAAACTGCTCATTCACTTCAACGGCCCCGACGGCCCGACCTCCACCTCGCTTGTTAGCGATGAGTTTGGCGGCACGGGGGTCAACTCCAAACTATTCACCGTTGCCGGCAACGCCCAAATTGATACCGGTGATTTTAAATTTGGCGGCTCCAGCGGTTTGTTTGACGGCACGGGTGATTGGTGGACGACGCCCGATAGCCCCGACTTCACGCTCGGCAGTGGTGATTTCACGGTCGAATGTTGGTTCAAATGTGTGGCCACGACCGGCTCTTTTCAGCGCATCGCCGGTCAGAACGATAACGCCTTTACGACCAGCACCCGTACGTTTCTGCTACAACGGCAGACAACCAACGTGATTGGTTTTACCGTCTGTAACTCCACCACCGTTTTTGGTGCGTTTGGCTCGACACCATTCACCGATGCGCTCAACACCGGCTGGCATCACCTCGTAGGCGTGCGTAGGGGCAGCACTGATTTACTCCTCTACATTGATGGCGTGTTAGAGGCGCGGACCCCTGCCGCTACAATCGGCACCATCAACAACAGCACCAACAATCTAGGCATTGGTGCGGGCGGAGAGGTCACCGGCAATCCTTGGAATGGTTGGCTCGATGAATTTAGGCTATCGGTCGGCGTAGCTCGCTATGTGCCCGTATCCACAACGGACAACGATGCCGCTACCAAAATCCTTTTGCATATGGATGGGCCGAATACGACAACCGTTTTTAATGATATCAACTATGGCGGGGCAGCACACACTTGGACACAAGTGGGCACCTCGCAAATCGATACCTCGCAATCCAAATTTGGCGGCGCGTCCATGCACTGTGCGGGTGCGGGCGATTACATTGTATCTGCCGACCATGCTGATTTCACGCTTGGCAGCGGCGATTGGACAATTGATTTTTGGTTTAACTGCGCTGCGACGACCGGCAATGTTTCTTGGATCGCAGGCCAGTGTGACACAGGCCCAAGCACGAGCAGCACGAGCTTTCGCATTCGGCGCGATGCTACTGACTTTATCCTTGCGCAGGTTGCCGTCGGCACAACGCTGACGGATATCACTAGCCTCGCGCAATACTCGGATGTCACTAATCCCGGGTGGCATCATTACGCGCTCGTGCGCAGCGGTAACACGGTTACACAGTATATCGATGGAGCTGTGTCGGGTTCGGCGACGGTAACGGGAACGATCAATGACAGCAGCAACAACTTTGCCATTGGCCGCGCCGGCCAGCTCATCTCGAATACGTGGAACGGTTGGATTGATGAGTTTCGCTTGAGCGTTGGCATCGCGCGATGGACGGCCGCATTTACTCCGCCGGCTGCCGCCTATGGCGCGGCGCATTTCGCACCGCCAACGGCTGCCTTTGGTGGTCCCTCATTCACACCACCGAGCGCGGCTTACTATGCCGGTTTTTCGGCCTCGCTGCCGGCGAGTGCCTACGGTAGTGGTGCATCTACATTCACGGTGTCCACGACCGCTTACAATTTCGGCGGCGGCGCCGAGGACGTGGTGCTTGGTGCAGATACATTCTATGACAGTAGCACCGCGCCGCATGTGTTCTTTGGCGACGATGAGACGCTCTACACGCTTGAAAGCCGGCAGGCGAACAACATCAGCAAGGCCGGCGGCTATGGTGTCGGCAGTAGTGACACCTGGCAGTTTATGCAATTCGGCGACAACGTCATTGCCGCCACCAAGAACCACCCGCCGCAGCACTACGTGATGGGAACGTCGGTCGACTTCGCCGACCTCGCCGGCACGCCACCGACGGGTGCCACGAGTTGCGCACGTGTTGGCGACTTCGCTTGGCTAGGTAAGGCGTACACGGTTTATTGGTCCGCTTTCAACAATTGCACCGACTGGGTTGCGAGCGCTGTAACACAAGCGGGCAGCCAACAGCTCGATCAAGAGCGCGGCGAGATCATGTGTTTGATCGGTCTCGACTATGCCGCCATCTTCCAAGAGCGCGCGATACGCCGGGCGATTTACGTTGGCACTCCCGTGGTGTGGGATTTTGGGCAAGACTACGTGGAAAAAGCCAGGGGTTGCATCGCGCGCAACGCTGCCGTTGCCTTCGGCCGACTTATCTTTTATGCGGCCGATGACGGCTTTTATTTATTCGACGGCCAGAGCTCGACGCCGATTGGGCACGGCAAGGTGGACGAATATTTTACGCGTAATCTCAACTACGCGTGGCGGCACAAGGTCTCATGCGGCGTCGATTACGCACGCAAGATTGTGGTGTGGGCTTGGCCCTCCGGTTCCGCGCAGCTGCCCACTGACCTATTGATTTTCTCGATGCAGGATGCACGTTGGACGCATGACGTGATTGACCTCGAGTTTTTATTTGATACGCCGGCCGAACCGGTGACGGTCGACAATTTCAATCTGTTGTTTCCCGCCAACAACCTCGACGGCTCGATCTCACCCAATGATATCGACAGCGCCGCCTTTGACGATCGCCGCATCCGGCTCGGCGCGTTCAATCGCAGCCATCAAATGCAACTCTTCACGGGCGCTGCGCGTGCCGCGACGATGGACACCAAAGAGTTTGAACCGCAGCCCGGCAAGCGCGGCCTTATCACCGAAGTTTGGCCGCTCGGCGAATACAACGACCCCACCGCGCTCTCGACAGCAATCGGTTATCGCCGCGCACTGCCCGGCGAAGGCGTGACGTTCACCAACGCGACCGCCATGAACCGGGTTGGCTACTGCCCGCAGCGCAAAGATGGGCGTTTTCTGCGCATTCGCCAGAACATCACGGCGGGTGCGGTTTGGCGGCGTGCGGAAGGCGTGCATGTCACCTCAACAAGAACCGGGGGCCGCTGATGGCAGAAATCCAAGATCTGTCCGCTACCGATGCCAGTAACACCGGTCGGTGGCCGGAGAACATGGCGTTCTCTGCGGTCAACGACGCTGGCCGCTCCGATGAGGGTATTCTGGCGAGGTGGTACAAAGACACGGACGGCTCGATCACGGCGAGCGGTTCGTCCAATGCCTTCGCCATCACCAGCAACCGCACCATTGCCGCGCTGTTTAACAACTGCGTGATGGCCTTCACCGCCAACTTCAGTATTACCGGCGCAACGACGCTCAACTTGAACGGCCTCGGCGCGAAGGGGCTGAAGAGGTATAACGGCAACGACCTCACGACCGGTGACATCATTTCCGGCCAGCCCGTCGTCGCTCTTTACAAGTCGTCGCCAGATGTTTGGTACATGGTTTCCGGTGCCGCGACCGTGGCAGCGCCAACTAGCTACGTGGATTTCAGCGAGGGGAGCCCCGGCAACCCGGCGGCGGACACTGCGCGCCTTTATGCGCTAGACGACAGCGGCACGACGCGCATGGCGTTTAAGGATAGTGGTGGCACGACGTCAACCTTTTATCCTGCTGCTACCGCCGCCGAGATGGAGGCGCTTACGGCCAATAGAATGGTTGCCGTAGCACTACAACACCGCCACCCGGCACATCCTAAAGCGTGGGGGGCCATCAACAGCGGCGGGACTATTGCCGCGTCATCGGGTGTTACAAGCGTCAGTCACCCCTCGACCGGGCATTATACTGTGACGCTGACAACGGCAATGTCATCGACAGCATACGCGGTTATTGGATCTGTTGTCGGGTCTGGTTTTCCGTTCACTTGGGGCTATGGCATCACAAGCACGACAGTGTTTACCGTGGAAGTCACCCAAAGCGGTTCCTTCGCTGACTTAGGCTTTTCGTTTGTTGTATTTGGGGATCAATAACAGTGGCGCTCGGTGACTTTGACGGGCGCTGGAAAAACCCGCCGGGCAACAGCAACGAGCAGTTGTTCCTGTGGGCCCAAGATCTCATCAAGGAACTGCGCAAAGGCGAGTACATTTCCAACTCGATCGCGAGTGGCATCTCCAATGCCGAGCTCGCCGATATGGCCCAGTCCACAATCAAGGGACGTGCGGCCGGCGCTGGCACAGGCGACCCACAAGACCTGACGGCAACGCAAGCCACGGCAATTCTCAACGCCTTCGTTGGCGATAGCGGCAGCGGCGGCACAAAGGGACTTGTACCTGCACCCTCCCCAGGTGATGCGGCGGCTAATAAGCTCTTAAAGGCCGACGGCACCTGGGTGGCGCCGGCCATGGTGTTGTTGACCTCCGGTTCGGTGAGCGCGGTGGCGCAGCTCGACCTCGTGCTGACCAGCTACACAGCCTATCGCGGCATACAGATCGAGCTCGCCAATTGGATACCCGTTACCGATGACGTCGATCTACAAATGAGGTTCTCGACTAATGGCGGCTCCAGTTACGATGCCGGCGCCACCGATTACCGCTTCGCCTGCTTTAATGCGTATTCGAATGCCACATCAAACATGCTCGGCAGCGCCGGTACCACTCAGATGACCGTGGCCGGCGGCTCGGCGGCGGCGAAGATTGGCAACGGTACGGCCGAGGGCGTGAGCGGGCGCATCACTATTCTGGACCAGACAAACACCGCGATCAAAACCAAGTTTTGGGCAAACCTGACAACCTACGGCTCGGGCGATTTTGCCGTGCATTGCGCCTCAAGCGGGCATCGCAACACTGCCCAAGACACCGACGCTGTGCGCCTATTCTTTTCG